CTTTGTACGTTGGCGAATCTTGATCAACTCTTCTTCGGCCAGCAGAGATTTGATGTTCCGTACCAGACCACTGCCATGAACATCTTCAGCTTCAATGAAGGTGTATTTCTTTTGCAGTGTTACAAAGTGGGCATGGTCACGTCCAAGACGGTCAAGGCGGTGAACCACTACCGGGCATTCCAAGCCTTTCGCCATTGCCAGCGCTAGACGGCACTGAGGACGCTCCAGAGGATCAATAGAGCCTGACACGCCTTCGTCTGTGAACTGAGCAACAATCTCCCAACCATTTGCTTCAGCGGCGATCTTGATAGCGGCAAACTGACCAGCTACCGAGAGACATTGATCTTCTGTGGAAACCCTTGCGTAAGCCACTACCTGCTTCATTGTTTTCCCCCGCCTTCATTGGTCAGGCGGCCATCATAACATATTGCAGACGACCGACAACAATATGTTATTGTCCGACAAAATACTTTTAAGCTACTTGTATTTATCATTCGATGGTGGCTTTTCACCAGCTATCGAGCATGTAGTGATTACTGACGGAGCTTGAGAATGCCGGCGGTGATGGCCGATGCATTTCTGTCGATGGTTTCCAGTGCTGCGATCATGTTGCCATGCGTCACGGATGAACCTGTTGACCTTGCCCATACGGCTATTTCTTCAATCGCAGCAGCGAGAGCGTGTTGGTTGTGCAATAACAAAGTTAACGCATCAGCGCGATGTTGGCGTTGTTGTCTAGCATGGGTGTCTTCCTTGATAGTGATGTAAGGATCGTAGCCCAGCTTGTGGGTGATGGTGTGTAGTGGCATCTGTGGTGAGATCGACATACCAGTCATGGTTAACGCCAACACCCTGTAGCGGTAAGCACAGTAGGTTTGTGATGGGCGATCATCTAGAGCTGGCTTCGACGTCGTGACTGGAGTGGTCTTGTTTGGCTTTCAACTGTATTACTTTCACCTTGTGTGGAAATTGGAGAGGAAGCCAACGGCGTTTAACCTGAATTGACTGGAACCTAGGTGTAATCAATGCTGTGGGACATTGCTGCATAAATATCAGACTGTTTTGACTGTCTGTTACTCCTGATTTTGGCTCTGATAATAATCCTGTTTCCCTGATGATTTTTCAAGTTTATCTCTGTGTGTTCTCACACAGGAGATTGCTGGTATATCTGATTCTCAATCAGAAGTGACTTTTAAAGTTTATAACTCTCAATTCAACCAATGTCAGCAGTGAGCCGAAGGCGAATGCTTTTAGAGATGGGTAAGCGAAGCCCATCAGTCCTTGATCTTTTATAGAATCATTGTTCTATCGTTTGCGATAGAATATACATATATTGAATAACAATCCTGTGGTTTACCACAGAAGTGTAATGCTTTCTTTTTTGTTCCCTTCGGTCTCCTCTCCCTACCTCTTCTCAAATACATCACTGTGGTAAACCACAGAATAACTATTCGAAGCTTTCGCTTTAACAGTCGTTCGCTTTCGCTCTCTTCTCTTTCCGTCGTTAATTAAAATATGATCAATAGTGACTGTGCTTGCGTTTCTGGTCATGACTTGAACAAATGGTTCAGAAGTTGTTTTTCTTTCGATGCTAATTAATGCTGCTGACGGAATGCCCTCAGTGCCTCACCATACGCTAGGTAATCACCAGCTGAGCGTAGAGCTACAATGTGCTCTGGTACATCCAACATCTGCTTGTAAGACACGAGAGTCACATGGGAATAGGCGAGCTTGGCTTCAACCTTGTACGCGTCCTCATAGCGCCGCAACAGTTCAGGTCGTCGCAGTAGGTAACAATGGATTCCATGGGCAGCGTGTCGCGCAGCTTTGATAACACGTTGAGCCTTTCGAAGCTGTGTACCTTGAGCCACCAATGTATCCACCTTGAACTCCCGCAAATACAATGCACCTACAACTTCATTCATAGCTACGTTACAGACGTTCTGAGACTGCCCAGCAGCTGTGAGGCAGCTCCCAAAGATAATATTGTCGAGCCATAGTGGGTGTGGTTCGCCCGGCTCATTTGTCAGGACTTCAATGGCAATGTGGGCTATTGGATTGGTAGTAGACACGGATTTGCGACCGGCTCCCTTCGGATTGGTCGGTGCAAAATCGTTAGTGGTGGGAATCAAATTTAAAGCGCAGTTGTACGACATGGATTGTTCTCCTTTTTCAAATTCAAGTCATAGGCAATTCCTCTCGGTAGCTGCCGGATGGTTTTGGTAAATGACAGGCGATAAAAACCCGCAGTGATGTAGTCGGGATCGACCAATGATCACATAGAGGTTTTGATCGGTCTGTTTGAGGCGTGCATTATACCAGAGTGGACACCGTTCGTCAAAAAAGCTTGACATTTTGCTTTTCTAAAAAACTCTCCCCCTCATGAGTAAGCATTCATAACCGTGAGGTGGGAGCTGCTGTGTTAAATCTCAGTAATCAAAAAGCCCCGCACAGCCTTGATAAGCTGCCGGGGCATGATGGGTAGGGTTGCATTGGGAACAGCCTGTAATCACGTTATACGAGGTTCTATCTGACGTCACTGTGTTAGTCAGGCACTACGAGTTCGCCCCAAACATCGTTAACCTCTTTCTCCACTTCAGCAAGCAGCTTAGCTCGCTTATCGGCCAGCTTTTTCTGCTCAGCCAGTTCCGCTTTCTCCAACAATTGCTGAGTGAGGAGTTTTCGGTATTGGGCAAGCTCTGTTTCCAACTCAGAAATGTAATCTTGCTTTACTTTCTCATCAATGATCGCCAAGTCGGCAGTTTGCAAGTGTTCCGGTTTGATCATGTGACAGTGATAGTTCATGTTACTCATAGTCATAGGATAACGATCGGTCAAGATGTACCCCTCACCGACCTTCTCAATCACCTTGACAAGAAAGAGGTATGGAAGCTCTCCGCGTACCATCTCACAATTTTGATCAGTAGATCGGTACATCGTGTGAAACCCCTGCTGACGTTTTAGCACTTCGTTCGCGTCATACTTCCTAGGTGCACCCTTGATTGAAGTTCGGGTCTGTGGATTGGTTGCTTTATTTGTCATTGCATTATTCCTTATGTTGGTTTTATTGGCTGTTATCATTTGCTTTCTTTGCTGCTTTCTTTTCATTAGAAATTTGTAGCTTGCTATTCACTTGGGTCAGCATTGTCTGAATGCAATGCGTAGGATTTACATATCCCGTTACTTTCATGATCATCTGAAGTTGTTGCACAGCCTTTTCATTTAATGATATTCGCATCATGCACGCTCACTGATTACCTGATCATGCACATAGTCGTTGATTGACTTGCCAGCAGATTCAGCAGCATTTTTAACCAGTGCATAATTGGTTAGATTCAACATGATAGACACTGGAATCATTGTGATTCTTGCGTGACGCCAGTTTCGGGCACGGCAAGCGGCGTCACACGTTTTTGTTTGTGGGCGGCGGTTAAGCAACGGTTTATTGCAGGCGATGCAATGGGTCGTACGCATAAGATGTACCTCGGCAAAATGTGATTAGTTAGTATTCGGTACAGACGAACAAAAACCCATACCTTGTTAAAGAATATGGGTTAGTGTTCAGGAGAGATTGGTTGAAGGATCAGACCACTACAAGCCTCGAAAGGAAGAACAAGGTTTGAGTGGAGTGCCACAGTTGCTCAGAACAACTGGAAGCAACGATGTGACCTGCTCAACTTCAATAAGACTATATTAACACAAATGAGAATTAATTGCAATACCGTATCAAATATTTTGAACACTATTTATTTGTATTTTGTTTAACTTATGGCATTGTGTGCTGGTGGGGTTTGGTGCAGTCGTCTTATTAAATAATTTTGTGTGGAGTCCTTCCTTCTTGGATACTCCAGTAGAAACTGTTGTACGCCGTTACAAAAGCTGGCATATGACGATGGAATAAAATCTTTGGTGCTCTGTCTATCAAACCAAACCTTGCTAATCGGTGTATTACCTCAGCAAGATTATGAAGTGGCTTGGCAGGGTCGCTGTCAAAATATGAGTAGTTTCTTCCATTTATATAGACCTGCCCTTCCTTAGGCTCCATGTGTGTAAAGTTCATTCTATTGGCGAGCTCCATGCAACCGATCATCCACTGTGGAAAGTTTTCCTCAATTGGTGGCAACTCGCTTTCAGCTATATCCCTGAGCTGATCATAACGATTTGCCCAGTTTAGGATAACGGTGGGATCAGCATGCAATGAAAATGATTTATCAGCGTGCCGGTTGTCTGGGAACATTTTATCGTAGAGCTCAATACGCCTGAAGAAAGCTATTCCCATTTCCGCTTGAGATTCATCGAGAAGCCTGTCGAACTGTTGTTGATGCTGGATGTAAGTCTGAATTCGCGTGGATGCCCTGCTATCCATCGCTGCAATCCTTGCAGTATCAGCAGACCTGAAGGCCGCATAAGCAGCCAATGCCGTAGCAATAGCGGCCACAATATTAAATATGGTTCCTATGTCTAACTTTTCTTCCCAAACAAAAAATACTGCTGGCAGGTAGCCAAACTGTGCCAGCAATCTTGCAAACACAAAACCAGAGCTAAATAGCCCGACGCAACAAACGAGAATTAACCAGTCTTTTTTCATTTTCCAGTTATCGCCTTAACTAACTCTCTAACCCTTCTCAACAGAAAATACCAAGCATATGGAAGGGCAAACACTCCCAGGAGCGCCATAGCAAGTAGCTGACTCCAAAAGAGGTAATCTCCCCGTCCTAGATAGCTCTGTCTAACGTCTTTCTGTACGCCAATGACATCCGGATAAATAACTAATTCAGAAGGCTCACACACTAGAGGAGCTTCTTGATATTTCTCCCACGGCCCTTTAGGTGCTTCCATCGTTTCTGTCTTGCACTTCGCAACTAACGACTCAAGTGAATCCTGCTGGCGCTTATCTAGAGCGTAGCCCACCATCAACACGATCACACCCACTACCACACCAAGGAGGAAAATTTTTGCAGGTTTACTCATTATTATCTACTCCTTAAGTGTGGAGACATTAGAAAAAAGTCCAACCCCTGACATTATGAAAGCTGAGGTAAGCCTTGAGTTGACCTTCTAACTTCAGAATATCAGTCTCCATATTCAAGAGGGCATCTGAGTACTTCTCAAACAGCTTCCTTGACCTATCCGAATCAGAAATAGCGCCGGGCTTATTAAAATCATCATATGCCCTAACGGCGGCACCTGCTTTTTGGAATCTCCCTAAAGTCTCGTAAATTCCATCCTTCGCATCAAACAAGAACTTTGACTCTCTGTAAGCGTGTGTCAGTTTACTCGCTTTTTCATTATGGCCCTCTCTAGTTTTAGAGTACGCGCATTGGTAGAACTCAAGTGCAGCAAGATAGACACCAAATCTCTTATTGTACAAATCAAGCTTGGTTTTAGCACTCGCAATTTTCATCTGTGACCAAGCTACAGTCAGTGCAATCAATCCAACAACAGCACCAACAACACTTACAACCACCGTAACTTGAGAACTTGAATCTGGAAGTTTTTCTACCACCTTGGCAGCATGCTGGAGCACTATTACAAGGTCTCCATCTGCCATAGCAACCCCACCCCCCAACACACCTGCGAGCGCAACCACCGCTAACCCTGCTTTCATTGCGCGTCCCTTAGTAGTTATTGCTTGACTGAGAAATTAGGGGCAAAACCCAATGCCCTCCAACGCAGCGCGGGCGATGGTTTTAGTGAGGAAAACGCCCTGAAGAATAATCAGCGATCTACTCAGCGGTACCGGAGCGAGCCTCAGCGCTTGCTCTGCTGACTAGGCCGTGAATGGCCTTCGCTGCTTGCTCTAGCTTTCGTTGTTTCGCCGCAGCAGCCAACTTCTCATCAAGGACTAGCTCGATTCCCATCTTTACGACCGGAAACGCCGCCAAGCACTCATTCTCTGTCAGCTCGTGTATGCCTTGGCTAAGAATTTTGTACATCGAACGATTTTCCACGAGAAACTCGGGAAGGTGCCCTGCCAGCAGTTGTATCCGCTCTGCCATCCGCCCATTTTGATAAGCGTCATCATCCCAGCCGCTATCGTTTTTCGCGATCTGGTAAGCAGCATCTACGAGGTTCTCAAAGATTCGCCGCAGGTAGACAAATGAGCCTACCCCTACACCGTGTGCAGCCAAACCGATAGCTTTGGTGAACTCCCTGAAGTCCCCTTTAGATAGCACAGCAGAGTACTGACGCACATCGTAGGTATTAAGGTCCGCAAGAGACGGATACTGTCCGATTTTCTGCACCGTCCTGTCCTCAATGTTGAACAGGAAAAACAATTTATGGGCCGCATCCCTAGAGCATTTAAGCACGACGGCTAAACGCTTACTCCCGACCCATGCGTCGAGATCACGAGGGATGTCCCCGGTGATATGCAGATGGAAAATGCTTTGTGCATTACATCCGGGGCAGTAGGTGTCGATTGGCTCTCTAGAGAAAAATAAGTTCCAGCCAGCCTCATCGTCCTCCTCAGCAAAGGTGAATTCCTCATACAAGGGATAGGCGATACAGAATTCTTTTTTCGTAGGTGGTGGCGTCTGAGCGGTCATGCAGGCTGGCTCTAAATGGCTGGATGGCTAATGTACTCCAGCTATGGCGTGTAGTGGCCCGATGTTATCGGGCGCCAAAGCTTGATGCCACACAGGCAGAAACCCATAAACGGACTAACGGTAGCCATTGAGGGTAGTTGCAAGCGGAACGAAGAAAACGGGACAGCGAAGGGATTGAATCGGAGCGACTGAAAACGGGACGTTACGAGTAGTACAATTGAGTAGTACAACCTAGAATGCAAAACGCCCGTAACTCGTTGAAGTTACAGGCGTTTTTAAATGTGGCGGTGAAGGAGAGATTCGAAACTACCCGTTTGCGGTTTTTTGAGCATACCCCCCCGGTTTATAAGGGCTGCAGAGGAGCGACTTTTTTAATCTCAGTCCCATGTCAGTCCCATGGGTTTTGCGCACCAGGTTGCAGAACACGGACGCGAAGGCCGTTTCGACGTTTCATGTTGACCCATGGGAAAAAGGTAATTTTGGTAATGCGGCATGAGGCAAGCTCTGGAAGCCTTGAAAATCGGGGCGTTGAGAGCAGTAAGCAGAGGTAATAATTTGGTAAGTATGAGGTTAGAAAATTACCTTTCCTATGAGTAATCCCTTATAGCCCTCAAACCCAGTAAAACCGGGCACTTCAGAAATTATTACCCTAACTCTTACCTAAAATTACCTCTTGAGGTAATGAGTGAAAGCCAGGCATGACAAGGGCTGTAGCGCGTTTCTACACTTCGCTTACCAAAATTACCTTTTTCCCAGCCCACGTCTGAAAAATGGCCAAGACAACGTCCCTTTCGGACGTTTTTCACATCATGCAAATTGGCTCTGCTCGCAAGTAAATCCTTGGTTACGCTGTGCAATACCAGAAAATAACGGAGAGCCAAGCAGGCTGGGCCTTACAGCCGTTTTGCAAGCGGACTGAGCGGTGTCGGATTCCCAGCTGGTGCGACCAGTGCCGAAAACGAAAACATCCTGTGCGGTAGGTTTTTCAGGGCGTCGCCCCTGCACGCCGGGCGTTTCACTCCCTTGGCCAACTCGTCGACGCTCCGTAACGCAGTGCAACTACCTTTGCTCTTTTTTGCAAAACCTTGCACTGCGTGCAATCGCTACAACGCTAACAGCCCCCGCAGCAGGCTTGGCCAGAGCAGGTGTTTGTACCACTCTGGCCTTTGCGTAAAAAAGGGACGCAAAGCCCGTCGGCGGGAGGGGGATAAGTGCTTTTTCAGGAAGTTTTTTGGTGGTCACAGAATTTCGACAGCCCACCGATGATGCCGATCCGCCTCCGATACGACCGATCGTTGAAAACGTGGGACCAGGGTCGTCAGCGCGCTTGAACTAACACAGCTGAGTGTTTGACTCAACCGTGTCGGAATTCGACACAGTTGCTGAAGCTGCCTGGAGTAGCAACACGATCTGTTTACCACTTCCCAAACAAAAAATAGGCCCGCATTTGCGGGCCTACGAATAATCTACAAAATTTAACGAGGAATTCTATTCTTGTTCAGAAGGCTTCTGCTTCTGTTTCATTACCGCGTAAAGTTTTTCCCCGACCGCCGGACTGCTAATTAACGCCTGCAACCCACGCTCCAACCCAGATTTATCCTCACAATAAATCTCATCATCTTGGGTGATAATCAAACAAGGATAACCATTTGGATCAATCTTCCACTTAGAAAGTTCGACGGGTTTATAGTCAGCGGCCTTCGGATTATAAGCTGCTAGAATGGTATAAGATCTAGGCCCGGTCTTGGGGCCAGTCATAATATCAAAAAACGGCAAGCTCTTTTCCAATATATCTATCTGCACCGTGCCAGCAGAAACCTCTGTCAGTTGTGCATTTAGAATTTCGAGAACAGAAAATATTTCTTCTCTATTTTTTTCAGCCTGCTGCGCAGCGCTTAAGCCCTTATTGAAAGAACCAATGAAATCCACCATTTAATTTACCCTCTCAATCACGCCAAACACCGGTAGGTGGTCAAACTTTGAATCGGAACTTTTCACCAACTGTGTATAGTCAGGAATTTCAACAATATATTCACACTCATCTGCCAGCTTCCATTCTTTAGCCTCAACGAAGGCGTGTGAAAAGATCACTTGATCAAATGTATGCCAGCGAGTTACTTCGCCAGATTTGTAATAGTAGCTCCCAGCAACGGGATAATCTGTTTTCGTTTTGCAGAGATACCGCCAGAAAGGGTTATAGAATAGATGCTTCCTTTTATTAACCAAATCGACGTCCCGCGAAGCCATAACTTGCTGACTCAAAGATTCATCAAAAGGCTCATCATTATAATCCCCAAGAAGAATTACAAACGGATTGTCACCATTCTCATCAATAATCGAATCAATCGAATCTCTTAATCTTATACCAAGAAGATGCCTATTCGCGTCATTTTGCTTACACCAAAGTCGACTTGGCCAATGCGAAATATAAACATGAAATAAGTCAGACGCACCAGCGACAACCAACTCAATCTTCTTAGCGACCTTTAAAGTGCTATTGCCTTTACTAGTGACAATGTCCTTCGTGGAGGCGACCCATATTTTTTCACTATTATAAATGTAGCAAACATCAAAACTCGATCTACCAACGGATGTAATCTCAGCTACAAACGTATACCCTTCGACCTTACACGCCTCCGACATATAAACAAAATCGTCATGTGACATCTCGCCAAGTGCAATAAAGTCCGAGCGCCCCACCTCAATCAAATGCAGTATTACCGCGCATGCAACGGTTTTTTGCTCGGGCGTTGATCTGCTTTTTGCTGACGGAGCTAAACTCGTATTCCACCAAGAAAACTTAATTTGTTCAGCCTGCGGCTCCATCCCCCCCCCCTCGTTCCCGGCAAAACTCTCCCGTCACTATAGAGTAATTGTGTGCAATTTTGCTGCTAGGTTCTTAGCCTCGACAGCTTTTACTGTAAACGCTGAAACATCGCTTGGACTCGGCAAAGGTCCTGACACATGGGTATGAGACGCCAGTTGCGAGTTCATCTGCTCCAATAGGCTGAGAATGTCGCAAACCATCTTGAACAGGTTCAAACTTTCAGAGCCGATCCAGTTTTTCGGCGCTTGCAGACGCTGCGCTTCGCCGGCTACGCTCCGGCGCAAACCTTCAATCCGTTCTTGCATGTCGCCCCCGACCGTGGCGTTGTGCTTTTGCCCCACAATCAGATTCAGATCCCGGCCAGTAGCTTGGTGCAGATCGTCCACCGCCGCTAAGCTGGCCGAACCGCCCGACATTAGTTTGAGCGCCCCCAGCGCCTCAATTTTTTTCACACCACCCACGGACTCGGTCGAATGGTCATCGATCGTCTGCGCATGGCTCTGGAACTGTTCGCGGTTGTCCAGAGCTTCAACTTCACGGTCTATAGCCTGATCACGGATCTTTCCATTGGTCTGGCGGAGCCAGTTGCCATCGGCGTCGACGCGTTGCTGGGCAGCCTCGCTGTGCTGCCACACCTGATCTCCCTTCGCCACCTTCGGCATACTCAGCCCATGCGGCAAGATCGATTGAATATAGGGCTTGTTCGGCAGGCCATAGGCAAAGCACACCACGACCCGCGTGCCTTCCTCCGGAAAGGCGTAAATGCCCATTTCCTCGCCACCGGTGGGCAGCGATAACGGAACACCGGTGAGCGGAGGGATGGCCGGGTCTGGTTCATCGTCGGTGCCAAGCACTTCGATGTCGACGGCGAAGCGCGGACGGAAGTCGTCGCACAGTCCGGCGTCCGACGGCGCATCAGCCACGGCTATAACCCGGGCAAAGCGCGGCAAATGGTAGCCACCGGTGAGTTCGGGAAATTGCCGCTCTATACTTCGACGAATTGCGTCGTCCAAATTACACCTCAGAAAAGTTGCTGGAATCAGTTACTCGCACAAAAGCATATTAAACATCACTCGCCAGCATAAAGCTCTATCACATAATTTATAAAAGCCGAGCAACATATCAACATTAGCCGGGCATCAGACTTAGTTAGCGAGCTTTTATCGGTAAGAGCATGCCGAATTCCATCAGAGTCATTTGTGTACCCGTACAGCGAAGAAAATGCTGTTTTCAATGCGGGATGTAAGGCCTTTTTGGCTTCCATCTTCTTTAGAAGTTGTCCAAGCGTGGCTTTCTCACCGACAAGCTCTATTGCCAATGACTCTACCGCACTGATACTTTCCTTAATTGAATTTCGAAGATCTGGTTGTTTCCGATCTGCATACAGTTCAATAGCTCGTTCCAAATGCGTTCTCGCCCCGCCATAAACCGCGCTCGCAACCAATGCCTGCTCTACTTCCTCAACCTCACTTTCAGATGTAATCTCTACAATTCTAAAATCAACAAATCTATACGCGGCATTTTCAATTGCCAACACATGATTAATTGCGGAAGTTAATTCTCGCGCCTCGTCGCCGCTTACCGTTTCAACAACAAACTCTACGAAGTCATACACCTCATACCACTGCGCACTATAGAAGTATGCGCGCACTATCTCTTGATACTTATCCCAAAACAAAGGCCGCTTATCAAGAGGACTTTTCAAATAAAAGACCCAAATCTGATCTGCCAAAGCTGCAATATTAGAGCCATCTATTTGATTATAGGCACCGCGTGGGGATTGGTATTTATTAAACTGAAATATCAGAATCATATTCCAAAGACCGTTAAGAAGGTCAATATCCATAGATTCCCACTGGGCGATCTTGGTACCTTGTTTATATCCGTTTCTTTGTGAAAATCGCATAAATCACTCAGCGGCTGGTTAGTGATCTAGAGTGTATGCAATGTTAAAGATCCTTCCAGCGAAGATTCATTTGAGAACCTAACAGCGCTACGCTGGTGACTCGCTCGCCGTTGTTGATCGTTGCACCTGGTCGTAACCCGGGAAGGGCCGCGATCATCGCGCTCTGGTTGCCCTGGTAGCCGTCGAACAGCTCCGTGGGAATTTGCAGCGGCGCACGGGCGCCAAAAAAACCGTCGGCCCAACTGCCGGCGAACACTTCACCGTTGCCCAGCTGGTGCCAGGTGAAGTCGGGAATGCTGAACACTCGGGCCAAACTGTCCATAGCCTGGTAACCGGCGGCGAGGCTGTAGAAGTACGGCGTTTTCACGCTGGCGTATGGTTGATCCGGAACGCGAAAGCGCAGCCCGGTCTGCTCGCTCACCTCGGCCAGCACGGCCTGCAGATCCACATGACGCAGGTTCAACGGAAGCGGATTGGCCAGCACGGCGGCCAGCTCACGGCAGAACAGCACCTGTTCGACCGCGTTGGCGGCCGTGCAACGCTCGACGTAGCCGATAAAGTGCCGCTGCAGCGTGCCCTCGTTGTAGCCGATATCCAGCGTCACCAGCCCTTTCAGCGGCACAGGAGATTGAACTGTGAAGTTCGCCCGGCCGGGGCTGGTAGCGTCCAGCCTGACGTCTTCCTTGATCAGCCGGATCGGCGCGCCATTGATGGCCAATACCTTGTGCAGCTTCACGTCTGCTCACTCCCAAGCCACTTATCCACACGGCCCAGCACTTTTTCAAAGCCGCTCAGCGCGGGGTTGTCGTTGGTTGCGTCACCGGCATCACCTTCGCCGACCGTGCTGCCCGGGGCACCTTGGGCGTTGACCTTGTTGCCGGCGCGCCGGCCTTCGACTTTCTCCGGGTTCGATTCGCGTTCGCTCAGCGTGAATTGCACCAGCCAGGCTTTGAGGGTGTCCGCTTCCCGCGCACTGACGCCGTCGGAGAACTCAACCTGACGCACGCCGAAGGTTTCGGCCGTGTCGTTCACGATCCGATACAGATGCAACTGACCGCCGCCGGCGGTGGCTTCAGCCATGCGCAACAGATCCGTCAGCTGGGTTTTATCCACAAAGGGAATCATCAGTGAGACGGCCAGCGTCTTGGGCTTGAATCCTTTGTGAGCCTTGTCGGTGTTGCTGGTCTGGCAGGACATGTCACCGCTTTCGATTCGCAGGTTGGCGGTGACCTTGAGGTTCTTGCCCTGGACTTTTTGCCCGTCGAGTAGCAGCGTCATAGGCCCACCAACTCCTGCACAAAGCTCAGCCCTTCTTTGCTGCCGACCAACAACAAGCCGGCGCACTGAATCCATTCGTGACCCGGGGCGTCGCCGGCCAACAGTTCGCGGCGTAGTTCGCCGGCAGTGCCCGGGCCGATCAACCGCGCGCGCATGCTGACGTCAGGGTTTCCTCCAGCCAGCAGCTCTTTCAGATCAGCCAATTGCTTATCCCGTCCCTGCTGCTGGGCGCTCTTGCGCGCTGCCAGCGCTGCCAGATCGGCCAACGGCGAGCTGTCGGCGGCGTAGCCTTCCAGCACGGCTATTTGCCCCGCCATCGACTGTTTGGCGGCTTTGACCACGGTGCAACGCTCCAGCGGCAAACCCTGCCAACGCGGCAGAGTTCCGGCGCCGGGGATCTCCCACTTTTCGCTCTCCAGTTTCATCAGGTGTTGCGCCCGGCGCTCGGTGCGCACCAGGTCAGGGATTGGCAGCAGAGCATTGAATCGCGCCAAGCTGCTGGCCAACTGTTCGAGGCGTGTGCCCAGGAACAGGATCGACAACGCGTATAGCGACCCAGTCGGACGCCCGCTGTCGCTGGCGTCTTCCAGTTTTTTGGCGAGATGTTCCAGCGCGTTGGGCGCGGACAGAAAGCGCTGATAGCCCGCGCCCTGGCCAACGCCGCTTTGAAATGGCGTCACGACCAGGCACGCCGGAACCTGCCCCATCTGCTCGGCCAGCGCTGCGCGTCCGGCCGCGATCGCGCCTTTTGCTGCATCACCGACCGGCCCCGGGTTGGTGTTGGCCAGTCCACTCAGGCCAGCCAGGCGCTGGGCGGTGCTGGCCAGTTCGCCACCGGCCAGATCCTTGGCCGCTGACAGCCCGGCCATCCACTGCGTGGCCTGCTCCGGCCAGCGCATTGTCACCGGTGCCCAGGTCATGCCGGCGGCGTCCAGGTGATGGCTTTCATTGCCTTCAGATTTTTGTCTTTCTGGGCCTTCGCCACAGCCTGCCGCAGAGTTTCGGCGTGCTGCTGCGCCGCTTGCCGGAAGCGCACCAGGTCAAGGCTGACTTTCTGCAACTGTTCGATGGTATGCGGCCGGAAGGCCAGCACCTGGTCGACGTCATAGCATGGGTAAACGTCGTCCAGGCCCAGCAGCACCTGGCCGTTTAAATTCACCTGGTCATCGATCGCGCTGCTGTACCGGTATGGCTCGCCCAGTGCGCTGGAGGTAAAGCCACCGGCGATATAAGCCGTGCTGCCGGCGGCGATCGCTTGCAGTTTCTTGTCCCGAAGTGCAGCCAACACGGCGTCGATGTCATCAACCCATTCGCCGTTCTTCCAGACTTGGTTCGGTCCGGGTTTTTTCATGGTGAAACCCGCCGGCACCCCTTCGAAGCCTTCCAATGTTCGCGGCTCGCCGGTGTCGGTGCTGTACACCACAACACCGCCGAAGTAATCCACCAACTGCCAGGCCTTACCGTTCCACCACGCGGCTTTGTGTTCCGGAATCGCGGGCGGCTCCGCTTCGACGCATCCGCCAGGAATCAAATAAACGCCTGGCTCCAGCGGCGATTCTTCAGCCTTCACGGCACCAATGAAGATGCCGAGGTGGTCGGTCTGGAATACGAGTTTGTCAGTCAT